AAGGTCGATTTGGTGAGGCTGGTGTTTTTTATAGCCTGACAGAACCGGATAATCTGGTATATACACCAAGCACTTCTGGTGGGCAAGGCGGCATAGCCTCTTTTAACATGAACAATGTGCCTTTAAATACAGGCGCTCCTGCCATACAACCTACTAGAGAAAAACAGCGAGAGATACTGAGTGGTTTTCTTGGTGGTAACGCAATATTTCCCGGAGATCCCGGTTATGAAGCTGCGTTAGCGGAAGCAGGGCCAGCGTCTGGCGGCTTGTTTAGTGGTGGAGGAAACCTTACCCCAGAGCAAATAGAAAGAATAAAAGCGGCTCAAGCAGCTAATCCGGGCGGCGGATTTCTTGGTAAAATTAGGGCTGGCAGTGGATCTGGTGCTCCTGCTGGCAAATTCCAAGAAACTCTTTTGAGTGGGGCGGGAAACATACCCCCAAAACCCAACACAACTAAAATGACAAATAACAGAACGCCAAAAAAATTTACCGCTCAAGACATTCAACGGGCTATGAGCCGAATGGATTTTGGGGGAATGTTTTAGGGATGGCTCTTTCTAAGATAAATTTTGCTCCCGGAGTAAATAAAGAAGGAACCGAATATTCTGCTGATTCGGGGTGGTTTGACTCTGACAAGGTGAGGTTCAGGAAAGGACGCCCAGAAAAAATAGGCGGCTGGACTAAGTTTTCAGAGACATCATTCTTAGGGGTTTGCAGGTCAATACTTGACTGGGCATCATTAGAGTCTATTAGATACATAGGCCTTGGCACCCATTTAAAGTTCTATGTTGTCTCTGGTGATCTGTTCAACGACATAACGCCAATCAGATTAACTTCTGGCGCTGGTGACCCCACCTTTGCAGCANCCANNGGGTCATCAACAATCACCGTTACTGAGAACGCACACGGCGCAGTGGTCAACGACTTTGTCACTTTCNCAGACGCAGCGTCANTGGGCGGCACTATAATTGCNGCGGTTTTGAATCAGGAGTATCAGGTTGCTTCTGTGCCTACAACCAACACGTTNACCATTGTAGCGAAGGATACTAGCGGTGTAACTGTAACTGCTAACGGAAGCGACACAGGGAACGGCGGCAGTTCAACGGTAGCGGCCTATCAGATCAATACTGGCACCAACTCTTTCGCCACAGGCACTGGCTGGAGTACAGCAGGATGGGGTGTAACCGCTTTTGGTAGCGTAAGTAGTATTTCTTCAGCGGGTCAGCTAAGGCTTTTCAGCCAAGATGTTTTTGGAGAAGATCTGGTTTTTAATCCTCGCGGCGGCGGTATTTATTACTGGGATGAGTCGGCTGGAACTGGAAGCAGGGGTGTGAATATTACCTCTCTTTCAGGAGCGTCTAATGCGCCGACAATAGCATTACAGGTAATGGTTAGTGATATAGACCAGCACGTTATTGCTTTTGGTACAAACCCCATAGGGTCGAGTGCTATTGATCCATTGTTTGTCAGATTTTCTGATCAAGAAAACGCTGCTGACTGGACGCCAACAGCAACAAATACGGCTGGTGGTGTGAGGATTAACTCTGGCTCACAAATCATTGGTGCGGTTCAGGGCAGGCAAGAAATCATAATATTTACCGATGTGAGTGTTCACTCCATGCGGTTTATTGGCGCTCCATTTACTTTTCAGTTTCAAACAATAAGCTCAGATGTATCAATGATAAGCCCTAACGCAGCGGTTAACGCTAGAGGGTCTATATACTTCATGGATAAGGGTGGGTTTTATGTCTACAACGGGTCTGTACAACCACTACCCTGCTCGGTTAAAGAGTTTGTTTTTTCTAACCTAAATGTAGATCAGGCGTTCAAAGTGTTTGCTGCGGAAAACAATGCGTTTTCTGAGGTAACTTGGTTCTATCCAGTAGGCACTGGTGATACTGAGGTTACTAATTATGTAACCTTTAACTATGCAGAAAATCTCTGGAGTGTAGGCACCCTTGTTCGCGGAGCTTGGCGTGGAGCAGGCACAAGAAACAACCCATTAGCAAGCTCAATTATTACAAGCACTAACGCAAACTACCTGTATTCTCACGAAGACGGCTTTGACGATGACGGGTCTGCAATGACAGCGTTCATAGAAAGCGGAGACCTTGAGATGGATGACGGCGAAAGGTTTATGCTTATCAGAAGAATAATTCCCGACTTTGCTTTCAGTGGGACAACGGGTGATGCGTCAATAGATATGACGATTAAAGGTAAAGACTTTCCGCTACAAGACGCAAGCACCTTGTCATCATCGACGGTAACTTCTTCAACACTGCAAAATCATATTAGAGTAAGATCTAGAAGCCCTATTGTAAGGCTAGAAAGCACTGGTGTTGGATATGGTTGGAGGCTTGGTAATCTAAGGTTTGATATAAGAACGGACGGAAAACGCTAATGTCTGGAACTAGAACAACCCCATTACCTATACCTAGACCTGATTATGATCAGCAAGAAGAGGCTTCGACAAGAAGAATTCTTGAATTAGCCATAGATCAGATAGAAAACGACATTGTATTAGCAAAGAGTCAGGGCGATAAAACGGGTTCATTGGCTATGCGTAGGTTTCAGTTTCTACTTATGGGTGCTTCGTGACAGACGCAATAAAAGTACTTGGGCAGCTAGACCCTAGTGCAACAACAACGACTGTTTTGTACACAGTGCCTAACTTAGCGCAAACAACAGTTAGCTCGCTGGTAATATGCAATAGGTCTGGGTCTGCAATTACATTTAGAGTCAGCGTTCATGTTGCTAACGCTTCAGCCGATGACAAACAATTTCTTTTTTTTGATGAATCTTTAGCTGCTACAACGACAAGGACTGTTGTGATTGGAATGTGCCTTTCTCAGTCGGATGTGCTGAAAGTTTATGTAAGTGCCGCTAACGTCAGTTTTAACCTATTTGGTGTGGAGACAACCTAATGAATTATATGAACGGACAACTACAGCCAGCGCCGTTACAACCTCAAGCTGAGCAAATGTCTCAGTACGGCAGGTATGGCGATAACATGATGGTTCACATGAACCCGGCTGAAGTTCAAGCCATGTCATCAATGGTTCCCGGTGGGCTAACAACCAACCCTGTTACAGGGCAGCCAGAGGCGTTTGCGTTCCTTATACCTATGTTAGCCAGTATGTTTGCCCCTGCGGGATTTACAGCGGCTGCTGGAGCATTAGGCGCAGGAGCAACTGCTGGTAGCTTAGCGGCGGGGGCAAGTGGAATATTAGGCACTATCGGCGCTAACTCTGCATTGGCAAGTGGTATTGCTTCTGGCCTTGCTACAACCGCTATGACTGGCGATCTCAAGAAAGGTCTTGCGTCTGGTCTTACAAGTTTTGGTCTTGGAACTGCCTTAGGTGCGGGTAAGGACGTTACCAGTGGAGTTTCTGAAGCAACCGCTGGTTTAGATTCCGCAAAGGACGCTTTGGCTCTCGGACAAGAAGCAGCGACAAAGAACGCTATTGAGGCTGGAGCAAATGTCTTGCCTACAGCAGCAAATGATACAACCTTAGCTTTGCTTCAAAGCGAAGTTGGCAAAGGCGCAAGCAATGTTGCTCAGGCTGGAGCAAAATTTGCCGAGAAAGGCTTTGGTGAGCAAGTTATGGCTCCATTCGCAAGTAAAGACGCCTTAGCCGCAACAGGTAAGGGATTGCTTAGTAAAGGAGCTATACTTCCAGTAGCTATTGGCGGTGGTATGCAAGGCCAGATAGAGATGGAAGAAGGGTACGAGCAAATGTATCGCGACAGAGAGGCTGATAAGAAAGCCGAATTAGACAAAGCTTATGGGTTGCTTGGTGAATCTTTAGCTTATGCTGGCGATGACTTTGATATGGATGTTAGTGGTGCCGGTAGTCAGTACGCTGCTTATGATCCAAGTCAGTATGCGGCAAGCGGAGGCATTGTCTCTCTAAACCCTCAAGAATATCAGCGTCAACTAGGCGCTTTGCAAACGCTCGGTATGCGTAATGGAGGACAAGTTCCTATCCGTATGTACCCCGGAGGTCGATTCGACGTTGATGTTGGTTCTAGCATTAATTTTGGGCCAGCAGTTGCGGCTGGTAGACAGTCGCAGCTTAGAGGGCCGGTTACAAAAAGCGCA